TTCAATTTTTTGAATTATACTCTTTTATAAATCATATCAGTTAAATATAAACTAAATACACTTACAAATATTCCCCAAATAATATCAATTATTAATATTTTATAATCCCATCCAGTTATTGTTGCTAAATTTGTAAATTCATATGTTCCATAAATTGCAAATCCTAATAAGGCTGCTTTATAGTAATTTGGTACATTTCCATCATAAACTAAATTATAATATGAAATTAACATTACTATATAAGCTAATACTGCACCTATATAATTAATCTTAACTGGAGATTTTTGAATATTTTCAATCATAGGATTAAACATTTTTGAAAAAATAGTTATCCATGACATATCTAGTACTAAAAAAACAATAGAAAAAATGATTAATAATTTATAGTCCCATTTGGTAACTTGACTAAAGTTCATATAATTTATTAATATATTAATTTTTTGACATTAATTTTTTATATTAATTTATCCCATCCCAAGATTCTACAATAATACCATTATTTATTACTAAATGATTATTTTTATAATCATTAATATGAATATGATATAATTCATATGTACCATCTGAATCACATATTTCTTCTTTTGTAGCGTAAGGTAAATTTATATCACTAGTATAAACTAATTTATCATCTTTTAATACTTTATGCCAATGAGAAATATATGTAGCAGGGTGTTTTAAGTCATTTAGTCGCCTTGGAAATAATTTCATTTTATTACTTTGTTGACTTTCTAATAAATTTATTGTATTTTTACCATCAATTTTATACATTTTGCAATCTAAATGTTGTAATGAATTCCATTTTACAGTCCATTTCTTTATTTTTATAATTTTTTCAGTTGTCCCTTTATGTGTTATAATATTATCTTCATCTTTTAATGTTTCAATTAATTTATATCCATTTGGTGTTAATATATATGTACCTTTTAATAGACATGAAACATAAAAAGTTTCTAGATAATCGTTTGGTTTTAAACGAAATGGACATATTAGAGCGGGTCTAGTTAGTGAATTACCTGCAGTCCACCATCTAGTTCTAGGTGATCCATGTTGTAAATCATCTGTTGCGATAGTATTCCATGTATCTATTTGAGCTTGATTATCAAAATATATTGTATATCCTCTATCTATATATTTTTTTATACGATATAGCATCCATTGTGGTCTAAATTTGGCATCAGAACGATTATTACTATAATATCCAATTGTATCACGATATACTGTAATTCCAAGATTAATATCATTTGATATAGTTAATAAATTGCCATCATATGTTCCAGATGCAATTGTAAAATCACCATTTGTTTTCATATAATTAACTATATTTCCACTAATATCTGCTTTATAAATTATTTGTATTTTATACTTTGTAGAATCATAGAATAATACTTGTTTACCAAAATAAAATGATATACCTTCATTTAGTCCGTAAGTATTTAAAGGAGCTATAGTAACATTTAAATTACCCATATTGTTACTACCAATTGGTGTAGATGAACTTACTAATCTATATTCATTACTGGTTAGGGTATAATCTGTATTTAATGAATCACCTTTTTTATATCTACTACTACTTTTAATAATTGTGTTAGTAATAAAATTTCGATCACGACCATATACATCTGTTGCAGGTAATGCATTAAATAAAAATAGGATTAGATCATTACATTTTGTTAAGTCATTTGTTAAAATATCAATATCATATATTGGTACATTTGTAGGGCCCATAGTTAATGTTTGTTTAGCTGCATATAATAAAGAACTACCATATATTACTGCCTTATTTGGATCTAACATACCACATAAAGTATTAACTTGTGTATTATTTAAACCAGTTCCAGGTAATATTTGTGTCTTAAGGAAATTAATCATATCACTTCCACTCATCTTATGTATATATATATATAAATTATATTATTCCTTTTAATTTTAAATATTTTTATTTATATTTCAAGTATTTATAATAATATCCACCTAATTTTTTAGATACTAGATCATATGGATTTGGTATTGTTTGTTCTACAAAAGGTGTCCCTAATACAATACCTTCTGTAAGAATTGATCCTATCGGAATATTATTCATCATACTCATATCAACTGTAATTGGATTATGTCCTAAAATTATAGCTCCCATATAATTATAATATTGTTTATCATCTAGTAATTGTAAATTTGGGAAAACACAAAAAGATAAAGCCGGATTAATTTGATATGTACCATCTGCTTTAGGAATTAATTTTAAACAAATATACCCAATTGCTAATTTTTTAAGATCCAATGGAGATGTTCCTTTAATTGAATGTGGAATTTCACCATATCTTCTTGATCCTATATTAATAACTTTGTTTCCATCTGCAGATGTATAAAAATAATCATGTGATTCACTAACAGATATTTTCAATTGAAATAAAATACATATATTGTGTTTTTCATGATATTCTTTATTTATACATACGAAATCTACTGCAGGGATACTACAATTTCTAAATTTTTTTAATGATACTTGTCCACAACCTGGACATTTTCCATAATAAGAAACAAATGATTCCATATAAAATCCTAATCCAGAATTACTCATTTTTTCAACATAATCTGGATCATCTAAAAATTGACTACTTTCGATTCCAGTAATTTCACGATCATCTTTAGTTAATTCTGCTAATAAAGCTTCCCTATTTGCAGGACCTTCATACTCCAATATTTTTTGTTTCATTGGTGTAAATTCACCATTTCGTTGAGGTTTATATGTTTCTAATCGTCTTAATACTGTTAATCTTTCGGACTGTCTTGCTTTATCAATATGAACCAAACCAGATTTAAAAAATAAATATTGTAAATACTCTACTGTAATTTCCATATAGTTAATTAATAAATTAATTTTTTCTTGAATTATATTCTAATTCTTTTATTTTATTCTCTAATATAATAATTTGGTTATTATATGAATGCATATATTTCATTGTAAGAATTAAATCATCCCCTTTAGGTATATTATTTATAATATTAAAATGTAATGCTTTCTTTTTATTATTTAACATTTTAATTTCTTCTTTATACATAAAAATTTGATCATTGATTAGATTATTCATTTTATAGAAGTAAAGTAAATACTCATATAATTTTTATAAATCAATTTTTAAAAATAATAAACATTATTGATTAAATGACGAGCCCATGCATTCATTTCTAATGTGCGAGCATATGTTTTAGTAAACCATCCATACTCTTCAATCTCATCTGTTGCCTCTAGAGATTTAGGCATAACAATATGATTACTATCAGTATTAACATCAAGTAGATATAGATTATCACCACGCACTTTTGTTTTTAAACAAAGGCCATTATATCTTACAATAATATTCGTTTCTTCACGAACTTCACGAATTGCAGTATTTTTGGGATTACCCTTATCTATCGGATCCATATGACCCTTTGGTACTCCCCACTTTCCACCTCTTTGCTTTACAAAGAGGTACTTATCGCCATCGCGAAAAACAACACCTGCTTTAACATCTTCTAATTCAGACATATTTGGATAATCTATATAGAATATATGGATAGCATATAGAAAATTCAATTTTTTATATTATCTATAATAGGTTAGTAATTAATAAAAGAATATATTCTTAAGAATCAAATATCCAACCATTAATTAGACTTGTTTCTGTATCATATGTAAAATGAGAATTTTCAATATTGATTCTTCCTTCATTCCATCCAGGCATTCCTTTTAGATCTCTAATCACTGATCGAGTTCCAAAATATGGATGTTTCACAATATCTTCTTGAAAATTATGCCCCAGAGTTACACATTCAACTCCATTAATAATTACAATGTGTCCTTTATCTAGCACAAAATCATAAACATATTCACATCTATATTCATCAAACTTACCAAGAGGATACTCTTTGGGAAAATACCATTTACCATTAATACGAACTGGATGCCATTCTGTAATTAATAGACCATTAATATTTACTAGTTTATATAATCCTCCACGAATTTTTGATTTAATTACACAATGGACTCTTGCTGGTCCAGTAGGTGTCAATACAATATCATTTGCTCGAATTTCTTTAACGAACCATTTACCACATGGTGTATCAATTTGACCTTCACCACTAAAACAACCAATATTTTGAGATGCTTGTGTTCCTAAAGTATTTAGATTACCACGTTGTACATTTGTTGAAGTAGGTTGTACAGATGTATATCTATTTTGTTGAGAGATACTAGGAGGGGGGGCTGTTAGAGTTCTAAAAAGATCATTTGTACTATCTTGTAGATCATGAAACATTCTACCACCATATCGTTGTACACTCTTATCTTTAAAGTTATTACAATATTGGAGTTGATTTGCACGTCTAATTGCTGGAATAAAATATTGACCCCACTTATCATACCATTCACGTTTTGAATATGCTTTACTAATTTGACCTTCATTTGGATCAGTACTGATTAAATCTGTTAGAAGGGGAATTACTCTATCGCCCAGGCCTAATGATTGAATTTCTGCATGCAGTGATTGAACAAATCCATAATTAGAATCTATTGAAAATTGATTGGGAACAAGAGTTTCTACAAGTTTTAGTCTAGAAAGTTCAAATAGAATATCATTGTCACGGTCTTGAGTAATTACTAATAGCTCTTTTTTAAATTCTCCATCTGTGGTAGTAACAGTAATATCCAAATAAGGTGCTTTTGAACCAGGTACTAATCTTAATACAAAATCTAATGATTGACCATATTGAAGATTACCAATATTAAATTCATTTGAACTATAACCATAATTATGTTCAATTACCGTACCATTGAGTGGTACAATATTTAGTTTATTATTACAAGAAAATGATGATAGTACGTAACTTAAAAAGTTAATAAATACTGTTCCAACCATAGTTAGATCAGGAATATATCCATATGTACCATTTGATTTCTTTGTAATATCAAGTAGTACACCTACATCTAGATTATATCCATAACCAAAAGTATGAACATTTACATTTGATCCAGTTCTTGCAATATATCTTTCATATTCATACATAATGCCACGTGGAGGATCAGAATTTGATTTTCCATCTGTAAGGATTAGAACATGCTTATTAGTTCCATTAAAGTTAGCATGTTGTGTTGCTTCTAGAGCAGTTTCTAGTCCAGCATATAGATTTGTACTTTCTAGAGGTACAATCGATTTAATACATTCAAATGCAAGTCTTTTTGCTTGATTATTCATTTTTGTTGGATGAAATACTCTATGCGCACTAGTTGTAAATGTAGTTAGACTAAATACATCATTATCACCAAGTGATGCAACAATTGCATTCAATGAATGTTTTGCAGCATCTAGTCTCGAATAACCAACAATTTCAATTTGATCATTCCGAACTGCTGCTTCTTCACCCATCGAACCAGATACATCTAGTGCAACTGAAATACCAATCGGTCTTCGAGGCCCTTCAGATGGTGGCATTACTTTAACATGTGCTAAAATATTACCATTATGTTTTGTTGTTTTTACATCAACATTAACCGGAATAGATGTTCGTACTTGAGTAGATGTATTTGAACCTCCTCCAACTGTTAGAGCAACTTGATTTACAAGATACTCTTGAATTGTATTTCTCAATGCAATGTTTGGTACAAGTTGATCGGCTCTTAAAGGATTACGTGTAATCGGACATGTTTGACTACGTTGTAGCCATTCTAAAATATGCGACTTATTATAAGTAATACCTTCTGGTGTACTTACGGGGTCAACCATAAGTTCACTTGAAATGGGACATTTCCAATTATCTGAAATATTAGACATTTTAATTATATATACAAGAATGTATATGTAAATAAGATGATATTTAATCAATTTTTTGAAAATTATATATACTTTATTTTTTAGATAAACTAAATATATATATACCTACTACCATTAATAATCCTCCAATTACTTTTTGATATGTTGGTTTATCTCTAAAAATCATAAAACCAATTATAAATTGTAGTAAAGGAACAAGAGCATTTTTATATGGTGATATTTCAGCAACTGAATAGTTTTTATATAAATAAGATGTTAATAGACCAGTAATTATATAGACAACCGCTAAACATACATAACTATATATTTCTGATTTATTTACATCTTTAAATAAATCACCATTTAAATGCCCAGTACAACCAAATATGCCACATATTATCATTGCAATAATAAAATATACTAAACTATTATAAAAAAATGATTCAGTGATACTTCTGTTTTTTACTGTTTC